GTAGTCGCGCCACACCCGGTCGAGGTCGGCGTCGAGGACCTTGTACGCGGCGTCGAGCTGCTCGGCGCGCTCGGAGAGGTCGCGCGGCTCCGGGACGGCGGCGAGAGCGGCGGCGGCCGAGACGCGCTCGGCGCGCGGCCGGACCGGGCGCCGGCTAGTCGTCCGGGTCGGCTTCGGGGCCATCGGGAACCTCCTGGGGTGCTTCGGCTTCGGCGTCCTGGTCCTCTCGCGCGGCCCGCCGCTCCTGCTCGGCGGCGGCGGCCTTAAGCGCCGTGCTGGCCTCGGTCTCGGAGAGCTGGTTGGAGCTGGCCACGTCCCGGCCGATCCACCCGGAGACCGTCGCGAGCGCCTCGTCCCGGTCGGTGATCCCGAGCCGCCGCATCGCGGCCCAGAGAGCGGCCCGCTGCGCCGCGCTAATGCGTGGCGTCGCCGGCGCAGCGGGCTCGCTCTCCTGCCCGTCGCCGTCCTCAGGAAGCGCCGCCGCTGGTCCCGGCGGCAGGAGGGCGAGGGGCCGGGCGCGGCCCGCCGGGGGAGCTTGGCTCGGACCCCGGCGGGCCGCTCGGCGGCGCGGCCCGGCCGTGGGGGACGGCGGGGCGGCGTCGCCGTTGGGACCGGCCGGGAGGCTGGCTAGCTCCGGGCCGGTCCCGTCCTCGGGCTGATCGGCGATTTCCTCGGCGATGTACGGCAGGCCGAGCAGCACGTCTGAGGCGATCCACCGCGCGCACTCGGCGGTCGCGCGGGCGACTAGCATCGAGGCGGGCTGGCGGCGCCAGTTACCGCCCTGGCCGAACCCGCGCAGCTCCATCTTCCGGGCGCGGTCGATAGTCCAGACGGACTCCATAACGATGTCCGACCCGGCGCGCCGGCCGCGCACGACGGCGCGGGTATCGGTCGATTCCACGACCCATATCTCGTGGTTGTGGTGCTGGAGCAGGCCGCGCAGCGCGGCGGCCCGGAGCGCGGGCGAGCCGGAGCCCGGCGGGATAATGTCGATGCTGCGCAATGACGCCATCGGCGAGAGCCCTAGCTCCTGGCCGGTCAGCAGCGCTGCGGCGGTCTGCGCAACGGTCGCATCGAGGTCGAGCCGCCGCTCCGGGGTCCAGACCTTCAGCGAGTCGGGGATGAACGAGGTCCCGGCGAGGGACCGCGCGATCCCGGCGGCGGCTTCGGCTTCGGCTGCCCAGTCGGTGAGAGAGCGGGGCAGTATCGGCTCCAGCGCGGTTGTCACTGGTATCCTCCGGAGTGCTCGCAATTGTTTGGTTCGGGAGCGCGGGCCGCGTCCGGTCGGGGAAGGCCGGCGCGGCCCGTCGTTATGAGGCCGCTCGGAGCGGCGGCGGGTCGATGGCGTCGCCGACCCAGCTCTCGGCCAGCTCGGCGTGGTGGTGCAGCCAGGCGAGATGCTGGAAGGTCTCCCAGACGGCCGGGCCGGTCTCTAGCGGTCGGAGGTCGTAACCGTCGCCCCGCACATGCAGGGCGGCGCAGCGTTCGATGCCGAGCCCGGCGAGCGGGCTCTCGGAGCCGTCGTCGTCGGCGTAGGTCTCGGCGCGCGAGTAGGCGCAGACCTGGAGCGCGGTCTCGGGGAAGATCCCGGACCGGGCCGTCTTGATGTCGATCATCCAGACCGCGCCGCGCATGTGCGCTACCAGGTCGGCGGTCCCGCAGTAGCGGTGCTCCCGGTTCGCGATGACCAGCTCCAGCGCTATCGGCTCCGGGTCGAACGCGTCCAAGAACTTGACGTAGCTCTCGACATGGCCGGTGAGCGCTTCGGGGACCTCGACCTCGCGGCCGGCGGCGAGCTGCTCGGCGAGCGCGTGAACCTGGGTGCCCCGGCGGGCGGCGGCGTCCCGTTCGACGTACCGGGCGCGCTTGAGCCGGGCGAGCCGCTCGGAGGGCTTCAGCTCGGCGAGTTCGTCCCAGTTGTCCAGCGCGTAGTCGGCGGTTGTGTTCCCGGCCCATTCCACGAGCGCGGGCTTTGGCTGCTGCCGGAGGATCGTGGTAACGCCGGGGAGCTTCTCCCCATCGACCCAGTAGGAATGGTTGCGGCCGTGGTTGCGGCGGATAAGGGTCATGCCGCCAGGCCGATCTGATCGCGGAGCCGGGCTCCGAGGTATTCGGTATAGGCCGGCGGGATCGCTTCGCCCAGGCCGTTACGGTCCATCCATTCGCAGCCCATTAGCCGGCGCCGTTCGGCGAGTTTCAGCGCGCCGACCTTCGCGCGGGACCAGGTAGCGACGCCGTGACCGGCGATGCTGATCGCGCCGACCCCGGAGTGATGGCACGGCGGGCGCAGCTCGAAGCCGTGCCAGGAGGTCTCAAACCAGCGCTCGCGGACCAGGTAGCCGGCCTCGATGGCGAGCCCGAACATGCACCCGCAGAGCTTGTAGTCGGGCCGGAGCGGCGCGCCGGGGACGTTCTCGATGATCCACGGCCGGCCGGTCAGCCGCAGCGCCGAGCGGGTCCGGCCGATCTGGTCCGGGTAGCTCCGGCCGGCGGCCCGCCAGCTCGCCGACGACTTGGAGTATCCCTTGCAGACCGGCGACGCGTGATAGGCGTCGAACGGTCCCGGCGGCCAGGTGCGCGGGTCGAGCGCGTCACCGAGGCAGAAGTCGAACGGGTAGCGCGGCTGGTCTACGGCGTCCAGGCCGACGACATCGAACCCGGCTAGGTGGTAACCCTGGCCGGCGCCGCCCTGGCCGCAGAACAGGTCTAGGACGCGCGGGCGGGGCATTACGCGCCGTCCCCGGGAGCGGTCGCGGTCGCGGTCGCGGCGGCGCGGGCGGCGGCGCGGGCTCGGCGCAGGCGCGGCCCGGCGAGGATCGCGGCGAGCTGGTCAACGGTCTCGGGGTCCGGCGGCGCCCCGGCGGTCGCCTCGGCAGTCTGCCGAGCGATCCGGTCCCGGAGTCGAGCGAGGGCGTCGTCGGTCGGCCGGCTCACTTCACCGACCGGAGAGACGAGGCGCCCTCGTCGTCGTCCGGGATCGGCTCAAACATGTCATCGAGCGTGCAGCCGTAGGCGTCGGTAAACCGCCGCATGGTCTTGATCGACAGCGAGTCGCCGTCGAGCGCGCGGCTGACCGTCCGCACCGGGATACCGGTCAGCCGACTGATAGTGATCTTCTGCGGCCAGACGCCAAACTGTTCGAGTGTCCGTCGAAGGATCACGTTCGGCTTCGCTCGGTACGATCCCGGCACCGTCTCGCCCTCTCCATTGAGCGCGGGTGCGTTTGGTGGCCGATCCCGGCTCTACCCGGCCCCGCGCGGGTTAACCAGTTCTGAATAACTTCTTTGTTTCGCCGTAACCTGTCAACACCCAGAGTTTCTAGCCCGTTACTGCGCGTGTCCCGAATCAGGCCAGTGCTGGCACGTTTCGCGCCACTTTCGACCGGATAACTCCCCACGCCTGGCCGGTAACGGATTAGTCGTGGCACGAAAAAAAAATCCACCGGGGCCGAATACAACCCCGGTGGAAATCCTGCGACTACTACCGGCTAGGTAGTTGCCGCCGCTAACCTACGCGGCGGTAGCCTTCCGCTCGCGCGGCTCCAAGATCACCCGCTGGTCAGCCGGGAGCGGCCGGGCGCCGCCGCGACCGGGCCGCACCCGGATAGGCGTCTGGAACGCCTTCGCGATCAGCCGCCGCTGCTCGTCGTCGGTCATCGCGTCCCAGTCAATCTCGGCCGGGACCGGGTGCGCGATCACGTCGGCGAGCGCGGATATCTCGGCCGAGATAGCGCGCCGCTCTGCCCGGAGCCGGCTCATCGCGGCGTCGTACCGGTCCTCTGTCACGTCGCCGGAGTCGAGCTGATCGGACCAGTCGGCGATGCGGTCGCGGATCTTCGCGAGCCGGCTCTCCAGCTCGGCCTGACGGCCGGTCAGCTCGGCCTGCCGCCCGGCGGCGGCGGCGAACTCCGGCGAGGTCGCGGCCCAGCCCTCGACTCCGGCCCGGACGACGGCGTGCAGGTCGGCGGCGACGATAGAGACCCCCTTGCACGGCCGGTCGTGGCCGGTCGCCGGGTGCGGGTTCTTGCACTGGTAGATCGGCGTCTTGGAGCCCTTCGGCCAGTACGACCGGCCGCCGGAGAGCTGGTTGCCGCAGTTGTCGCAGGCGAGCAGCTTCCCGTAGGGGAACTGGCCGCTTATCTGCCGGCCCGTCTTGCGGCCGTCGAACAGGTCGGCGAGCGCGTAGAAGGTCGGCAGGTCCAGCGGCGGGCTCTCGATACCGGACGGGCCGAAGATCGAGCCGTCGCGGGCGGTGATCAGCCCGGCGGTCGCGGGCCGCCGGAGCGCGGCGGCGACGTTCCGGGCCGAGACCTCGCGGCCGGTCGCGTCATAGATCGCGGGCTGCTCGGCGAACGCGTCCTCTAGCACCTCGCCCCGCAGGAGCCGCGCGGCCATGTCGCGGAGCACCTTCGCTACGTCGAGGTCGGTCGCCCAGTCGTCGCCGTCGCTCTCGCGGAAGCCGAGCAGCGGGACGTGGCCGCCGTTAGACCGGCGCAGGTTCCCGGCGCGGCGAACGGAGTCTTGCCCGTCGCGGGTCCGGCTGACGATCAGCTCGCGCTCAAACTCGGCGATGGCGGCCAAGATCCAGAACACGAGTTTGCCGAACGGGTTCCGGGTGTCGATGTCGGCGTCGAGCGCGACTAGATCGGCGCCCCGCCCGTTGATCAGCGCGGCGACTTCGCCGAGGTTGACGACGGACCGGCCGAACCGGTCGAGCTTGGTCGCGACTAGCGCGTCCCCTTCGCCGAGCAGCTCTAGCACCCGGTCGAAGTACGGGCGGCGAGCCTTGAGCCCGCTGGCCTTGTCGCAGAACAGTACGTCGGCGTTGGCGGCGAGCCGCTCGGCCTGCCCTTCTAGGTTCTGGTCCTGGGTCGAGACCCGGGCGTAGGCGAACCGGAGCGGGCCGAGCGCGAGGTCCCGGACCCAGCCGGGCGCGGGCGTCCAGGCCGAGCCGTTCCGCACGTAGATCCCGGGCCGGAGCGCGGTCTCGGTCTCGGTCTTGGTGGTGGCGTTCATCTTCGGTGGTTCCCTTCGGTCTAGCAGCTTCGCTGCTAGCCTACCTTGGTCTCCGACTTATTGACACCGCCCCGAACGGGTCGCGTCAAATAAGCCGCAGACCGCGCACCTGGTAGCGGCGGTGCGCACGGCGATGCGGCGATGCGCACGGCCCGGCGGCCCGTCCCGGCCGCCCGGCGGCGATGCGGGAGATGCGCATCATTGCGCACGCGCCGGGCGGTCGGAGTCGATCACGGGCGCGAGCGTAACCGTGTAGAGACCGGCCGCCCGGTTCGTCCCGGCGAGCGCGGCCCAGCCGAGCGGCGTCGTCGCCCAGTCGAGCGGGCGGCCGGCGAGTTCGTCGCAGGCTAGTAGCGCGTCGGGCTCGGCGGCGAAGATCCCGACCAGCTCGGTCGTGCCGACCATCAGGCCGGGCCGCTGCGCTAGGTAGACGATCACTCGTCCTCCGGCGGCGGCCAGGCTCCGGAGCCCTGGCAGAGCGGGCAGGGGTCGCCCTCGCGGATCAGGCGGCCGGTATCGAGCGTCAGGGTCAGCGCGCCGGCCTGCCCGGAGCCGTGGCACATCGGGCAGATACCGTGCTTGATCGCTTCGGAGGGCGTCGTATCGCGCATCAGGTCCCAGGCGTGCAGCGCGACCGTATCGGGGTCGTGGTCGGCGATCTTCAGGAAGTCGCTCGCGACGGCGGCGGTATCGAACGTGTAGAGGATCGGCGGCCAGTCGCGGTCGCGGAAGTTGACCACGACGCTGACCACCCAGCCCGTATCGTCGGCGAGCGTCGCGCTCACGAGCCGGGGCGCGGGCGGCGGCATCGGGACTAGCGGGCTCACGCGGCGCGCCGGACGTAGGCGCCCCGGCCCTGGACGACCTCGACCTCGCCGGCTCGCGCGAGTACGCGGACGGCCGAGCGGGCGGTCAGCCGGGCGACGCCGTAGGTGTTCATCAGCTCGGTCTCGGATGGGAGCCGGCGCCCGGCGGGCCAGAGCCCGGCCTTGATCCCGGCGCGCAGCTCGGCGGCTATCTGTAGGTAGAGGGGCGCTGCCCCTTCCCGGTCTATCGGCATAGGCTCAGCCTAGCCGTTTCGGTTCGACTACGTTCGGTAATAGCCCGGCGTAGACTTCCGTATCGGACTAACCGACTAGAGGATAGGAGCCGTGCCGCCAATGAGCGCTGAACCTAGCGAGCCCTACCGGCCCGCCGGAACCACCGAGGTAGAGCGCTACCTGCAAGAGACCGGGTTCGCCCGGGACCGGAGCGAGCCGTCCTGGTGGACGCGCGACAACATCCGGGTAGTCGTCCCGCGACCGGATAACGGCTACCTGATCACCATCAACATCTTTGACCGGCTGACCGGGGACGGCTGGATCGGGCGCCTAGACGGCGCGCCGCTCCGGGTGCTCGCCATGCTGCTGGAAAACGAGCCCCGGCCGGTCCCGGCCAGAGAGGTGAGAGCGTGAAAGAGACCAAGATTTTTAGCTTCGATGATCTCGACTTCGCCGCTAACGGCGAGCGGACCGAAATCGGCGACGACGGCCGGGCCGTCATCCTGTCTCTCGACGGCGAGCGCGTCGAGCTGGACCTGACTGCCGCGCACATCAAGGAGCTGCGCGAGCAGCTCGCGCCGTACTTCGCGGCAGGCCAGCCCCCGCCGCCGCCGCCGCCGCCGGCGAAGCCGCTCGGTAAGCCGCCGACCGACTACAACGCGGGGATGCGCGCGTATGCCGACGCTCGCGGGATCAGCTACCGGACCCCGGGCGGCGGGATCTACTACCCGGCTCAGCTCCGGGCCGAGTATGACGACTACCTAGCGGGAGGCGGCAAGTGAGGTTACTAACGGGCGACGAACCGCCGCCGCTGGCGGCCGACCTCGCGGAAGTCGCGGTGCAGTATCCCGAGTGGGAGTTCGGCGAGCAGTGGTCGTCGGTCGCGAGCGGGACCGACTACCGGTCGTGCTGGGCTCGGCGCGGGTCGGTGCGGCTGACCGGTAAGACCCCCGGCATACTCGCGGCCCAGCTCCCGATAGCGGATAGCTGGCCGAGCGCCGGCTAGGGATCTTCGGCCGGCCGGATGGCCGGAGACGACGGCCCGGAGAGCTGCTCTCCGGGCCGTTCGGCTGTCTCCGGGTATAACCGGGTAGGCCGGCCCGCCCGGCTGCTCTCCGTCAGTCCTAGCGCCACGGCCCGGCCTGGACGGTTGGCTAGCCGCTCGCCGAGACCACGCACGCGATCTTGGCCTTCTGGGCGGGCGCCGTCGTCACCCGGACCACGCCGCACTTGACGCCCTCCGGGATCTTGAGACCCTGCGGCCCGGCGTCGTATCCGAGCGTCAGGTCGGCAGAGGCCGCGCGGAGGTCGAGAGTGACCGCGCAATTCCGGCCGCAGAACAGCCGGACCCGGTGCTTACCGTCGGCCTGATCGTTGGTGAAGGTCAAAGCGGCCGAGCCGCCGTCGTCCACTTCCAGGTAGAACACGTCGTCATCCTCCGTAGTCGGTTCGGGTGCTGGCGCGGGTGCCTTGCCCCGGGCCAGGTCGAGCACGTAGCCCATCGGGAAGCCGCCGCCGCAATCGACGTGACCGCCGCCGCCGGCGCCTAGGTTGATGTGCTGGCAGACTCCCCGCCCGGAGCCCTGCGCCTGCGAGTCGGAGAGCGGCTCCAGCGGGAGGCCGTAGCGGGCGGCTTCCTCGGCGAGCCAGGCGGCGGCGTTCCGGAGCATCTGGTCGTGCTGGTCCCGCCAGATCGCGGTCGTCCACGAGGCGAAGCCGCACAGCTCTAGCTGGACCGCTACCGGGTTGTAGTTGGCCGCCGTCCACGCCTTGTTGCCGCGCGTGACGTATTCGCCGATCTTCCCGGGCTTGTCGTCGGCGCCGGTATGGCTAGAGACCTGATTCGCCGAGTTCTGGAAGTAGCTGCCGAGCGACTCGATGGTCCGGGCTCCCTCGGCGGTATGGAGCACGAGCAGCCGGACGGCCGAGCCGCCCCGGCTGGAGTAGCACGGCGACGGAATCCAGACGCGCTGTAGCGCCATCACTCATCGCCCCCGGCCGGGTCGGGGGGCTGCTCCGGGTCGCGCCGCAGGAACCCCGGCAGGTGGGTCTGGTCCTCGGCGGCCGGCTCCGGCACCGGCTCTACCTGTTCGTGTTCGGCGTCGTCCGGGTCGAGCCCGGCGAACCGGCCGCGCCGCTTCCGCCAGTCCTCCGAGCCGAATATCTTCCGTAGCTCTCTCACTGGTGGCCTCCCATTCCTTCCGTTTCGGTTGCGCCGGGCGTCCCGGTGCAGGACGTAGACGAGGACGAAAGTGGTCGCGCTCACGACATCGCCTACTGCCGCGAGCCAGTCGGTCAGGGTCATGTGGGGCAGGGGCATCAGGCCACCCGGCCGCCGATGGCCTGGCGGCTGACGATGTTCGCGCCGGAGCCCGAACCGCCCGGCCACTGGGCCTGAATCGCAAAGGTGATATCCCGCGTCGTATCGGCGGTGATCACGTTGGCCCCGGTGTCGGCGGCGAACACCGTGGCCATGTTGGAGTTCGTGACGCTGACGGGCTGGCTCGTCTCGGCCTGCTCGCCGAGGATCATCGCCTGGAACGTCCCGGCCGTGCCGGTCGAGAGGCAGACCACCTTCCCGCGCATGTACTGGCGGAATTGCGCCCCGACACCCTGGATCGCGTTAAACGCGTGACGGCCGTAAGCCGCCATCACCGCGCCGTTGAGCGCGCAGGTGATGTCCAGCTCTATCCGGTTCGGCGAGCCCTGCTGGCCGCCGCCCCAGACCTCCAGGTCATAGACCGCGCCGACCTCGGCGTCATAGGCCGGAATCGTCATCTGCGCCCAGGTTCGCCAGGTCTGCTGGGTGATCGTCAGGTTGGGCTGGGTAGCCTTCCGCATGCCCAGGACCCGGGCACCGCCGGGCCGCAGGTCCATAGCCGCCGCCGAGTTCGCGCCGGCCGGGACCAGGACGAGACCCAGGAACACTCCGGAGCGGCCCGCCATCGCGGCTTCGGTGATCAGGCCGATGGTGTAGGTCGCGGCGTCCGGGCTGATGTCGGCCCAGACGACATCGGCGCGGGCCGAGCCGCCGCCGGCGGTCTCGTCAATCGTCTGGGTGGTCCGGGAGCCGATGACGGCCTTGGTCCCGTCCCCGCAGTCGGCGATAGCCATCCAGGGGCCGATGGCGAACGTCAGGCCGGTCTGCGCGGTGAAGGTCGGCGGGACGACCAGACCGCCGGAGGACCGGCCGCCGGCGGCGAGCGCGGCGATCACGAGCCGGTCGTCAATCCCGTTGTAGTTGCCGGCCTGCCCCCAGGCGAGCAGCCCGCTAACGGTCGCGGCTCGCGGGGCGGGCGGGGCGCCGTTCCCGTTTCCTGTAGTGGTCATGATTCCGTCCCTGTCGGCGGTGCGGGCATGTTGTTGTGCTGGAGCTGGGCGAGCCGCCGCTCGGCGGCGGCGAGCCGGCCGATCAGCGACCGGCCGGGCTTCTGGCCGGGCGAAGTGACGGTGACGGTCCACGTCGCGGTCCCGGCTGCCGCGTCGATGTCGATCTTGGCGAGCCGCCCGGTCGCGACGTAGCCGGCCGGGATCAGCGGGTCAGCGAGCGCTACCGATACGTCGTCGCCGACCCCGTAGGAGCCGAGCGGCGGGTCACTGATCGGCATTACGGCGGTGAGCGTCAAGGTCGGGTTGGCGTAGATCGTGGCGGCGGTCGCGGCGAGGTCGGCGAGCTGGCCGGTATCGGTGACGCCGGCCCAGTCGTCGGCGGCGTCGAGGACGGGCACCCCGGCCTGCGGCCGGATGTCGGTCGCGACGGGCCGCTTGGTCCCGGTCGCGGCGCCGTCCGGCAGGTCCCCCACGGCGAAGGTCCGGGTGCGCATGTTGTCGCTGTCCCAGGTGGCCTGAAACGACGCGGCACCGCCGGGGACCACGACGGCGAGCGCGGAGACCGCCGAGCCGACCCGGGGGTAAGCGATCCGGAGCGTGCAGGTCGGCCGGCCGCCGCTGTCGGTGCCGTACTCGGAGCGAAACTGCGGCCCGTTCTGCATCTGGGCGAGCTGCACGAGAAGGTCGCCCCGCGACTGGCCGTCGAGGTAGGCGTAGGTCAGCGCGCGGCCGTGGCCCGGCCCGGCGTCGATGATCCGGGCTACCCCGATGTTGTCGAGCCGGACGGCGAGGTCGGCGGCGGCGACGGTCTGGTCCTGGGCGGTCGTGTAGGTCGCGTTGGTGACGTACTGCTTCTTGTCGAGGTAGCCCGGTAGCTCAGTCAGCGAGACCTGGACGGCCGGGCCGCCCTCGTCCAGTAGCCCGGTGCCGAGCCCGGCCCAGACCGGGACGCCGTTGTAGTACGCCCAGAGCCGCCAGGAGTAGAACCGGAGCAGGTCGGCCCGGCCGAGCGCGTTGTTGTCAACGGGGATGATGGCCTGCCCGGCGCCGTAGTCCGAGAGCGCGAGCCCGCAGCTAAACCCGGTGACGGTGACCAGCCCGAACGGCGTATAGGGCGCCACCGATGAGTCGGCATAGAAGGTCCACGCGCCGGGCAGCGCGGCCTGGACGGCGGGGCTGGTCATGTCCACGCCGCGCGGTAGGCGAGCTGCACGGTCCCGGTCCCGGTCCCGTACAGGTTCCAGGTGGCCTCCGAGTGCGGCGGGATCGTGAGCGGCGCGGTCCCGGCGAGCAGGTAGGCCGCGCGGCTCGCGCCGCCGGGCGCGGTCGTCGCGAGGGTCTCGGAGTTGATGAAAATCTGCTGCGCGGAGCCGAGCGCGGCGAGGTGGATCGTGGTCTTGCCATCGGTGAGCCGGCTCTCCGAGAGCGGCCCGGTGTAGGTCAGCAGGACCGGCGCGGGAGCGTTGCCGGGGTTGGCCAGGACGGCGGCGTTAGCGACGCTCGCCGAGGCGTAGAAGCGCGGCGGGTTCCACGGGTAGACCCGGCCCGTCGCGGCGCCGGACGGCAGAGCGGTGATCGTGACCGAGCTGAGCGCGCTGTCGTAGAGCCGGGGGTCACCGCAGGTCAGGACGGCCTGATACGTGAAGTAGACCCGGCCGCGCCAGGCGAACGCGAGCGTGTCGGAGTCGGCGCGGGCGGTCGCGGTCAGCGCGCGGGGGTTGTCGCTTCCGTCGTCCTCGCCGACCAGCAGGGTTACCGGCTGCCGCCCGGCGGCCTTCCCGGCGAGGTTCCGGGCGAACGCGTTGAGCAGGTCGCGCGGCCCGGTCGCGCCGCCGCTGATCGTCACGAGCCGGGCGCCGAGCGTCTTGTAGCCGAACAGCGCGCCATCGGTCAGGACCCGGGCGAGGTCGTTCCCGTCGAGCGGCGGCGAGCCGTACCAGCCGTCAACGGCGGTAACGACCGTGCAGAGCCCGTCGCTGCGCTCGCCCTCGTTGAGCGCGAGCCCGTCCCAGATAACCGGGACCAGCGAGGGCGGCGCTGCGCTGATAGCGCGCGGCGGCGCGGGCGGCGTGCCGATGGTCCCGACACCGTGCAGCGCGATCTTCTTGGAGTGCCACGCGCCGACCCCGGTCGTCGGCGCGATGTTGGAGATCCCGGCCCCCGATAGCGCGATCTTCTTCGCGGCGAACGTCCCGGTGCCGACCTGCCCGGTGAGCCCGGTCCCGGCCAGCCGGATCTTCTTCGCGGCGAACGTCCCGGTGCCGGTCGAGGGCGGCGTATAGGTCCCGGAGCCGGCCAGCTTGATCTTCTTCGCGGCCCAGCTCGCGGTCCCGGTGACGGGCGGCGTGTAGACCCCGGTCCCGGATAGCGCGATCTTCTTCGCGGCGAGCGCCCCGGTGCCGGTGATCCCGGCGACGGTCCCGGACCCGGCCAGCTTGATCTTCTTCGCGGCGAAGGTCCCGGTGCCGGTCACCGGGACGATGTAGGAGCCCGTCCCGGACAGCGCGATCTTCTTCGCGGCGAAGCTGCCCGTCCCGGTGACCGGCGCGGTGTAGGTGCCCGTCCCGGACAGCGCGATCTTCTTCGCGGCGAGCGCGCCCGTCCCGGTGGCCCCGCCGTAGACCCCGGAGCCCGACAGCGCGATCTTCTTCGCGGCGAAGGTCCCGGTCCCGGTCACCGGGGCGGTGTAGGTCCCGGAGCCCGACAGCGCGGCCTTCTTGGCGGCGAAGGTGCCGGTCCCGGTAACGGGCGCGGTGTAGGTCCCGGACCCGGCCAGCGCGGGCTTCTTGGCGGCGAGCGTCCCGGTGCCGGTGACCGGAGCCGGCGCGGCGTGCGTCCAGGTGCCTGCCGCCCAGGTCCCCGAGGCCGTCGTCCCGCCGGCGGCCTGCCCTCCGGCGGGCGGCGCGGTATCGACCATGAACGCGGACCAGTGCCCGGACGGCGCCTGAGTGAAGGTCGCGGTCGCGGCGTCGAACGTCAGCGCCGTGGGCTTCCCGCCGCCGCTCGCGTTCTGGAGCACACCGATCTGGATCTTGGTTCCGGTGATCGCGCCGGATGCGCCGCTGCTCCAGGTGCCGCCGCCGGAGCCCTGCGCCGTGACCTGGTTAGTCGCCGTGACCGCAGTCGGGCCGACGATCACCTTGGCGATCAGGTGCTTAGAGCCGGAGGTCGAGGCGAACACCGCCGTTATGGTGTCGCTGGCGGTCGGGACCTTACCGGCGGCGATGATCGAGCCCCAGGCGCGGAATTGCTGGTTGACGGCGCCGGTCTGGGTCTGGATCGCGGTCCAGGTATTGCCCTTGGAGTCGGAGATGGAGTTGGGGGTGCCGGCCGTGTTGTCAACCCCGGCGAATACGACGACCAGATCACCGGCCTGGGGCATGCGGTATTGCCCCGTGCCGCCGGAGAATGACGAGTCCTGAGCGCCGTAGTTGACGGCCAGGTTGAGCGAGATGTTCTGCGCCTGCGAGCCCGAACAGCACTCATAGACCGCAGCGTTACCGGCCACTGCTGGCCCCCGGGCTATTGCGTCTGGGTGTAGGTGAAGCTGGAGACCGCGACGTTGCCGCCGGCCACGAGCGCGACCGAGGAAAGGATCAGGTCGGCGGCCGAGGTGCCGACCGAGCCGTCCCAGACGGCCGTGGTCCCGTCGCTCTTGAATGCCCGGAACCACGAGGCGGTCCCGGCGGCGACGGCGTTAGCGGCGCCGATGGCGTTCGCGGTCGCGACGCCGGCCGAGCTGGCGGCGGCGAACGCCGTAGCGCTGAAGGTCAGCGTCACGAGCAGGGTTCCGGTCGCGGCGGCGTTCGCGTTCGCGGGCTGGGTGCCGGAGCGGACCTGGATGGTGCCGCCGTTGAGAAGCGCGCAGACCGCATCAGCGGCGGCCTTCGCGCCGGCGTCGGCGAGGAACGGGTTGTTAGCCACTTGGGGCCTCCTGGGTGGGTGGGTTAGGACGCTCTGCCGGTTGCTTCGGCCCAGCCGAGCCGCCGCGAGACCGCCGCTGCTATGGCGGTCTCGGACTGGCCGGCCTGGGGGTAGACGTTGATCACGATGGGCGGCCGGGCGGCGCCGTCCAGGCCGGGCGGTGCGGAGCCGGAGAGCGGCGAGACCAGCTCCGGGCCGCGCTCGGCGAAGCTGTAGAGCGATCCGGAGCGGAGCCCGAACCCGGCGACGGGCTCGCCGATGATCCCGCCGGACGCGTAGCCGTGGCCGTGCCCGATCACCGAGAGCATGCCGAGCCGGCCGTAGCGGTGGAGCGCGTAGTTGATCGCGGCGTAGATGTTGGCGAGCGGGTCGGTGATGCCCCGGGCTCGGAACGGCCCGGCGTAGGCGGCGAACGTCGAGGGGATCGTCTGGAGAAGGCCCTGGCTGGGCGTGCCGTGCTGGGCGTTGATGTCGGTCAGGTTGATCGCGTTCGGGTTCCCGCCGCTCTCGGTGTTCATCTGGGCGAGCCACGGGCCGAGGTAGGTCGCGGGCAGGCCGAGCATCGCGAGGACGGTCCGCACGAGCCCGGCCCACTGGCCGACCCCGGAGCCGCCGCCGAACAGCTTCCCGAAGAACCCCCCGACCCCGCCGAGCAGGTTCCCGAACCACGAGCCGAGATGGCCGAGCGCGGAGATGGCCTTCGCGGGCAGGTTCACCAGCGAGACGAGCCCCTTCGCGACGATGTGGCCGAGCGCGGCCGGGAGCCCGCCGAATACGGTCTTGGCGATGTCGAGCGGGTTTACCCCGGCGATGCCCTGGATGAGCCCGGCGGTGACGTTCTGGCCGACGCCCTCCATCACCGCCGATGGGGAGTGGATGCCGAAAAAGTGCTTAACGGCGTTGACTACCGGGTCAACGATGTGCGACTTGACCCAGGAGCCGATATTGGCCAGGCCCTTGGTGATCCCGGACAGCAGGTTCCGAACGGCGTCCCCGCCGGCCTTCAGGAACCCGGCGCCTAGGTCGGCGAGGTGCCGGAGGACGGTCGAGACGAGCCCGCGCACGGCGGTAACGATCCGGCTGAACCCGGCCGATATCCGGGCGCCAATCGAGCCCACGGCCGAGCTGACCGTCCGGATAATCGTGCCGAGGGTGCCGGTGACGAAATTCTTTATCCAGCTCCACGCGGCCCGGGTGGCGGCCTTAATCCGGTCCCAGTTCTTGATGATCAGCACCGTGGCGATACCGATCGGGCCGGTGATGATCCCGAGCAGCAGCGGCCAGTATTGCTTGATCCAGTCCCAGACGGCCTTAAAGGCACCGATGACGATCTTGCGGAACGTCGTGCAGTGCTGCCAGACGGCGATCAGGACGACGATCAGCGCGCCAATCGCCAGGACGACCAGGCCGATGGGGTTGGCGTCGAGCGCGATATTCAGGAGCAGTTGCGCGCCGGTCCAGAGCTTGACGGCGGCGTAGATCGCCAGGAACCCCTTGACGAGGATCGGCAGGAAGGGGGCCAGGAACTTCAGGACGGCGCCGAGCGCGACGAACAGCGGGACGCACGCCTGGAGCGCGACGGCGAGCGCGCCGCCCAGGACCCGGGCGACGGCGGTGAACGCGGGCGCCAGCGAGACGATAGCGGCGGCGACGGACTGGAACGCGGGCATCAGCGCGGACAGCAGGACCCGGCCGAGCTGGAGCATCTGGTTGCGGAACTCCGGCGAGGTCGCGAGCGCGGTCCCGAACAGGGCGAGGATGATCCCGAGCGGGCCGGTCAGGAAGCGCAGCGCGCCGGAGAGCCCGCCGACCTTGCCGATGAGGGAGGTCAGCGGGCCGAGCAGGTTGGAGATCACCGGGCCGATGATCGGGAGCTGGGTGAACAGCCCGGCGCCGGTCACGGCGGCGGCGCCAGCGGCTACGGCGGCCAGGGCCGGGCCGAAGCGCCGGATAGCGGCGGCGACGGTGTTGACGGTCGCCGGGTCGAGCTTGTCGAGCCACTGGCCGCCGAGGTCGATCAGGTGGCCGAGCGGGGCGATCAGGCGGCCGAGCGCGGCGCCGATGGCGTTGAAGATCGGCGCGAGCCGGCCGCCGGGACCGATGGCGGCGGTGACCCGGCTCGCGAGCCGGCCGAAGCCGTCGAGCGCCGGGTTGATCGCCTTGGCGACGGTCCCGCCGATGGCTTCCTGAATCTCGCCGTAGGCGGTCTTGAGCCGCTCCCCGGCGGTCGCGGAGGCCGCCGCCGTCCCGGCGTACTTCTGCCGCAGCTCATCAAGGATGATCTTCTGCGCGTCGAGCCTGTGCCCGGATTCAACGAGCTGGGTTATCTGCCGCTTCTGCGCGTCGGTGAACTGCACGCCTACCCGGGTTAGCGCGCTCATTCCCTTGAGCGGGTCATTGAGTGCTTTGCCGAGCAGCTTCGCGGTCGAGCGCATCGACCCGGCCGAAACGTCCCCGCCGGTAAGCGCGGCGGTCATATCGGTTAGGACGCTGGTCGTCTGGTTGAAAACGTCGTTGCCCTTCCCGGCCTCATTCCGGATGCCGGTGAAGGTCAGGAGCATATTCTGACCGGATTTGATCGTTTCGTCGTCAATCCCGGTCTTGGCCATGAGCGAGGCGGATAGCCGGTCAATCTGCGAGGCGGTGACCTTCGCCGCGCCGCCGGTTGACTTCAGGACGGCGGCGGTCTGGGCCGAGACCTTGTTGGATTCCTCGGCGGCGTGGTACGCCTTGACCCCGAACGCGACGGCGGCGCCGGTCGCCAGGCCGAGCCCGGCCGCCATCGACTTGCCGACCTGCCCGGCGATGGGGGCGACGGTCCGCAGGCCCCGGCCGAGCCGGCTCCCTATCTGCTGCCCGGCGGCGGTCCCGGCCTTGGTCGCGGCGGTCTCAATCTGCCCGGCGAGCGGCTTGGTGTCGGCGTAGACCGGGACCGACAGGGCGCCGTACTCGTCAGCCATCGGGGCCGCCCTCGGCCTGGACGGTTACGCCGGGGATCGCGGCGAGCTGCGCGGCGGCGGCGGCCCAGCTCGCGGCCTTCGCGGGAGCGGCCGGCCCGCTAGCCCCTGCGCGCGGCCCGGAGCTGCCCGGAGAGCTGCTCGCGGCCCGGCGCGCGGGTCTCGGCAGGGGCCGGGGCCTACGGGCTCCCTTAGAGCCGCTCGCGCGCAGCGTGACCCAGGTCAGTTGCGCTACGTGGTCGATCAGGAGCGCGAGCAGCTCGGCTTCTGCGCTCCAGGTCTCGCCGGGCGCGCGAGCCCACGGCGGGAGGTACTCGGCCAGCACCGCGACCCGGCGCGGCGTCGTCGCCGGGTCGAGCACGTCGAGCCCGTAGGCGGCCATGAACGCGGCCTCTATCTGCGGGTCGAAGCGCGCGGCGCAGGCCGAGGCGAGTTTGGGAGGCTGCCGACCCCGGCGGCTTCGCCGATGGCCTCGAAGAGGACCGACAGCTCGCCGACCGTGATCCCGGCGTCAACGAGCCGGGCGAACTGCTCGGCGCCGAGCAGCATCGAGAGCGCGGCTTCCAGCTCGCCCCGGCCGATGAGCCGCTGGGCTTCCAGCGGCCAGGACAGCGCGGCGGGCGCCTCGTAGCTCTCGCCCCGGTAGGTGAAGGCGAACGGGGCAGCGGAGCCCTCGGCGGCGGCCTTCTCTGCCGCCGCGTCGAGGTCGAATACTGCCGGCCGCCCGTTGGCGGCCCCGGTCATGCCGCGCTCGTGTGAACGCCGTTCGTCCCGGACCCGTTGCCGCTCGGCGTCATCGCCAGGCCGACCGCCGGCGGGCCGAGTAGCACGGTCGCGAGGACGCCGCTGGTCTCCAGGGCCGAGAGCGTCACGTCGAGCGGGACCGTCGCGCCGCGCTTGATCGGCATATCGCCGGCGTCGGTCAGGTTCGCCCGGGGAAACGCGATCCGGAGCACCCGGTCACCGTCTTGGGAGTCGATGCCGACGGCGTACTGGTGGCCCGCCTGGTCGGTCCGCACGTCCATGCTGATTTCGCCGCCGGCGCCCGGGGTCGGTACGTCGGTGTCGAAGTACAGGCCGAGCGTCAGCTCATTGAGCTGCCACAGCACCATCTGGAGCGTGACCTGCCGCCCGGTGATCACCGAGCGGATCGGGGCAATGGACTGCCAGGGCGTCAGATCCTCTGAGTCGGTGTTCTGCCCAATGGTCGGGCCGTCGTCTGAGAGGTAGCCGAGGATCTTCCAGCCGGTTCCCCACGGCGACGTGGTGTCGGTCGGCGGCGCCGTCCCGACTGCCGCGAGATAGACACCCGGGCCGTTCGGGGTGCCGACCTGGACCTCGTTAGCGTCCAGGGCATAGGTCGGTGTGGTCATTGGCGGGTGTCCTTCCTGCGAGGCGGCCGGGCAGCACCGGCCGCGCGCACCGTGCGCGCGGGACTGCTCGGAGCGGGATGGGCGCGGATCTCATAGCGGGCGCAGTAGCGCGGGCCGCCGTCCGGGTCCGGGAGCCAGAACGGCCCCTCGATGCCCTGGACGTAGGCGACGACTCCATCCGGCCAGGGCACGTCGCCCAGGCCGGTGATGATCTGCCGGACGGTCTCGGCGCGGTCGCGGGCGGCCTGCTTGGTCTTGGCCCGCGCGTCGGCCTGCACCGAGTAGGCGACTAGCCACGGCGGCCAGCCCATGAACGCGGCGTAGGCGAAGGTGGTCACGCCGGGGATGTGCGAGACGTTCGACCAGACCCAGGCTTCAAGGTCGGGCTGCGGGATGACGGTCGCGGCAGGCATCAGCCGCTCCCGGCGCGGTGGGCGGCGAGGACCGGGCCGAGCATCGGCCGGGCCGGGACGTAGCGGGTGCCGTACTCCACGAACCGGGCGTAGGGGACCCGGTTGACGACCAGCCGTGAGCCGGTCTCGCGGGGCTCGGCGGCCCACCCGGCGGCGAGCGCGCCGGTCTCGCCGTGCGGCGTCCGGGCGGCGGCGCCGGCGGCGATAGCTTCGGCGCGGTCGCCGATCCCCGGGTCGGCGGCCCGGAACGCGGCCTCGGGGTGGGTGACCTTGAACGTCGCTTTGCCGGTCACGGCGGCCACCCGTCCAGGCCGGTCGCAACAGCGGCCCAGCAGTCGAGCGCGCCGCCCGGGTCGGCCGGGTCGGTGACGTAGAAGGCTTGGGAGAGCGCGAACCGCTGGCCGCGCAGCTCGGCGAGCATCCCGTCCTCTACCGGCGCGTCCGGGGGCAGGTACAGGACCCCGGCGGCGCCGGCGAGCGGGTCGAACGGGCCGTGCCCGCCGGAGTCGGCGGCGAGCGTCGCCGAGCGGCCGGGCCGGCCCTGGAAGTTGCCGGTCCCGGTCCAGAGCGGCGCGGCGGCGTCGCCGGGCTCGGCCCAGCCGTGCGCGTCGTCGCTCACCCCGGCGGGGTAGAGCGTTACGGCGTCGCGGGCCAGGAGCAGCACTCAGCTCACCACCCACATGGGCGGCCAGGCGGTCGGGACGGACTCGATAGCGGGCTCGGCGAGCGTCAGCGGGACCGACCCGGCCGAGGCCATCAGCGACCGGTGCCACGCGGCGCGGCTGATCGCCTGGCCGTAGGCTCCGGCCGGGACCGGCGGGGAGTAGGCCACGGACTGCACCCCGGTCGAGACGTTCGACACCGCCGGCGACGGGGGCAGGGTCGCGGCGTATGCCTCCCACTGGAGCGCGGCGCACAGGTGCGGGTCGGTCGCCCAGGTCGCATCGGCGATTTGCTGGGCTACGTCGGCCGGGAGCCCGCCGGGGGTCGGCGGGTCGAGCGGCGGCGCCCAGGTCTGCCAGAGCCCGCCGGGCGGCGGCGGGCCGAGCTGGAGCAGCTCCAGCATCCGGCGCTGATTGGAGCCCGGCGGGTCGAACGTCGCGCCGGCGGCGATGACGCTCACGGCGTACTGGACCCAGGTCCCGAAGTCGGTCACCGAGACGACGGCCCACTCCTGATAGTCCTGCGAGTCGCTCGGCGAGCGCTGCCAGGCGGTATCGCCCGGCGCGGCGAGGGTCATCCCGTCGTGGCGGGGGTAGCCGTTCGCGTCGGTCGCGGAGACCGCAATCAGCGTCGGCGCGGCCCAGTCGTCGGCGCGGTACTTGCCCGTACCGGGAGCCGTCGTCGGGCTCCCGGTCTGGGTGTCCCAGTAGCCGGCGGTGAGGACCGCGCTCGCGCTGACTGCGGTCACTACTTGGTCGCCTTGGTGCTGGCCGGGGCGGCGAGGGCGTCGCCCTCTTCCATCGTCGGCGCGGTGCCCGAGGTGCCGCTCGTGGACGACTTCGCGAAGGCGTTCGCGCCGGCCGGGACGATGACCGTCACCGGGTCGATGATCACGAAGCCGAAGCGCGCCCAGACCTTCATGGGCGTCACATTGTCCTGAAATCCGCTGACTTGTACCACTCCGGACGCATCTGCGATGACTCCGGACGGATCGACCTGGAATCGGATATCTTGCCGGACTCCGATCACGGCCCACGCCCAGTCGCCGACGATGATGTCGGTCGGGTTCGCGCCGCCGGAGCCCTGGAACGGGGTGTAGGCGGCGGGGACGCCGTAGATCGAGGGCACGGCGTACTCGCCCATGCTGGCCTCGCCGAGGACCAGCTCGCCGGTCGTCGCGCGGACCCCGCGCAGCCGGGAGCGGGTCGCGAGACTCGCGGCGATGCCGGTCGGGTCGAGGCCCTGGCCTTCTACCGCCGCCATCGTCTTGTTGATCGTGTCTACCGGGTCGGTGCCGGAGTTCACCGCCGCCGCGTGGCCGCGCACCCCGCCGGCGGGGAAGCTAGCCGGGGCGCTGACCCCGAACAGGCACGCGCCGTCGAGCGCCATCGCGATGGCCTGGCTCAGGAGCGGGCGGCAGTAGCCCCAGAGGTTGATCGAGCTGTCCTCGATCATCCGGTCCGGGATGGCGATGACTGCCGCGACTTCCTCGGCGGTCAGGGTCGCGGGCTTCAGGCCGACATCGGTGTAGGGCTTCCGGCCGGAGCCGGCGGCGGTGACCCAGGAGGCGGTCGGGAGCGTCTTGGGCACCGGCATCGAGCTGACGTTGGTCCCCATCGGGACCTTCTGGCAGAGCTGGAGCGCTGCGGAGGCGCGCATCGCCTCCTGAATGATCATGGACGAGTATTCGGGCGGGATTACGCCGCTGAAATCGGCGAGAGCCACGACGGGCCTCCGGTAGCGAGCAGGTGTGTTGGACACACCGCTTTCTGCGCTACCGGCGCCGGCCCCGGCGTCCCGCCGGCCCGGCTCCCGGCCTAGGCGTCGCGCCGTCGCAAACGCGCGGGTTCGGTTACCGCTCTGCCGCTGGCGTCCCGCCGCACGGCATCGGGGTCAGGCTAACGCGGCCGGGCCGCGCTGTCACCAGCCCTTCGGGCCGCCGTGCATGACGGACCGCAGGAAATCATCCTCGGGCTTCCCGCCGCGCGGGCCGGGCGGGACGCCGGGGCCGGGCTGGGCGGCGGGCGCGGCGGCGGCGGCGAGCCGCTCCACGAGCCGGCCGAGAGCCCGCTTGTCTACGGTCCCGTCCTCGTTGACGTACCGGGCCAGGTTCAGGTCGCCATCGGCGAGGATCTTCTCCGGG